CTACTATGGATGGTACACAAACTGTTGAGAATGGTGTTCTTGCAGGACCTATTACTATACCTGGTACTATAACAGTAACAGGGACTTTAGTAATAGTATAATGTCAAAAATAGAAGTAGATGCAATAGATAAACAAAGTGGTTCAACCTTAACTTTAGGTGGATCAGGCACAGCTGTAACTTTAGCAAGTGGCGCTACTCAAACAGGATTTGGTAGAACAGGAACTGTTGATTGGCAAACAACTCCAAAGACAGCAACATTCACTGCAGTATCTGGTGAAGGTTATTTTGCAAATACTTCAGGTTCAGCATTTAATATGAATTTACCAGCAGGTGTTGCTGGAGCAATAGTATCTGTTGCAGATTACGCAGCGACTTTTGATTCAAACTCTTTAACAGTTGTACCAAACGGATCTGATAAAATTGGTAGTCAAAATGAAAATGCAACTTTAAGTACAAAAGGTCAATCAGTAACTTTTGTATTTGTAGATTCAACACAAGGTTGGATTAACACAATGGATTCAACATCTAATGTTAGAGGATCATCTTTTATAACAGCAACAGTTTCAGGAAGTGGTAATACTTTAGTAACAGCACCAGATTGTGCTAATGCCAAAATAGCAACTTTTACAGGACCAGGAACATTTTGTGTGTCACAAGCATCCAGTTGTGCTGCTAATAACGTAGTATCTTATGTTATTGTTGCAGGTGGTGGAGGTGGTTCTAGAAGTGGAAGTGGTGGAGGAGGAGCAGGTGGTTTTAGAGAAGTAGAAAGTCCTGTAACTGCTTACGCAGCAAGTCCTTTAGATGGTTATCCAAGTTCACCAAATAGAATTACAGTTTCAGCGACAGCTTTTCCTATTACAGTTGGAGCAGGAGGTGCAGGTGGTGGTCCTCCTACTTATATAGGTGGTTCAGGAGGAGTTTCAACTTTTTCAACAATAACTTCTGCTGGAGGTGGTGGAGCTGGTTCAAGATCATCTACTCCTAGAGATGGTATAGCAGGAGGATCTGGTGGTGGTGGTGGTGGTTCGTGTGGTTCAACCCATCCAGGAGGTGCAGGTAATACTCCTCCAACTACTCCTTCTCAAGGTTTTCCAGGTGGAGCAGGAGCTGGTCCAAGCGGAACTCACGCAGGCGGTGGTGGAGGTGGAGCAGGAGCAGCAGGTGCATTAGCACCTGGAGCAAATTGTACTGCAGGAGGTGCAGGTGGAGCAGGTGTTTCATCAGCAATAACATCAGCAATAGTAGCAAGAGCAGGTGGTGGTGGAGGTTCTGGTAGAGCTTCTCCAGGAAGTTCCGCAGGTGGAGCAGGTGGAACAGGCGGTGGTGGAACAGGACAAGGTTGTGGTACTACTGTAAGTGCAGGAACAACTAATACAGGCGGTGGTGGCGGAGGTGCAGAATTTTTAGGACCTATCGGTGGTGCAGGCGGTTCAGGTATAGTAATAATAAGGTATAAATTTCAATAATTATGACAAGTAAAATTAAAGTAGATAACATAGAAAACCAATGCGGCGGTGCAGTCGTTACTAAATGTGGCGGAACAACTACTATTAGTGGTACAGTTGTAAAATCAAATGCAATTCAAGCAAGTGATGGTGGTAATTTAGTTAGTCAATCTGGTACAACAATTACACTAGGTGCAAGTGGAGATACAATTAATTTAGCGAGTGGCGCATCACAATCAGGTTTTGGTAGAACGGGGACAGTGGATTGGGATACAACACCTAAAACTGCAACGTTCAGTGCAGTATCAGGTAATGGATATTTTTGTAATACATCAGGTGGAGCTTTTACAGTTAATTTACCAGCAGGTGTTGCTGGAGCTATTGTTAGTTTAGCTGATTATGCAGCAACTTGGCAAACAAATAATTTAACCGTTTCACCAAACGGATCAGAAAAAATTGGTTCTGTTAATGCAGACGCAGTTTTAAATACAGAAGGTCAATCAGTAACTTTTGTTTATGTGGATTCAACTCAAGGTTGGATTAATACTATGGATTCAACTTCTAATGTTAGAGGAATAGAAACATATAATGTTCAATATTTAGTAGTAGCTGGTGGTGCAGGAGGTGGACTAAATTCAGGTGGCGGTGGTGGAGCTGGTGGTTATAGAACACTTGCAGGTAAAACTTTTACTGTTGCTTCAGGAACTAGTTTTCCAATTACAGTAGGTGGTGGTGGTGGACCAGGTACACCTCCTAGTCCTGTAGGTACACCTGGTTCAAATTCATTATTTTCTACAATTACTTCTGCCGGTGGTGGAGGAGGTGGTTCATCGTGTTCTCCAACAGGTTTACCTGGAGGTTCTGGTGGTGGAGGTGGAAATGGAAAACCAGGTGGAACAGGAAACACTCCACCAGTAAGTCCACCACAAGGTAATCCTGGAGCACCTTCAACTCCTGGAACTTCTGGAGGCGGTGGTGGTGGTGCTAGTGCACCAGGTGGACCTAGTGGACCTGGTGATAATGGTGGAATAGGTTCTTCATTTACAGATTTAGGTCCTTTAGCACCTTCTTTTGGAACAACAGGTCCTGCACCAGGAAGATATTTTGCAGGTGGTGGTGGAGGCTATCCTGGTGGTGCGGGTGCTTCTGGAGGAGGAAGTCCTTATCCTGGAAATGGTACTCCTAATACTGGTGGAGGTGGTTCTGCAACTGGTACAGGTGGATCGGGAATAGTAATTATTAGACACGTAACAGCAGATGCCAGTCCTAGTGTATCAGGAGGAAATTCAACAACTACTTGTGGATCAGATACAATTAGAGTATTTACAGGACCAGGAACATTTGTATCATAGGAGAAAATTATGAGTGAAGTAAAAGTAAATAAAATTAGCCCACGATCCGGAACAGATGTAACCCTAGGTGATAGTGGCGATACGTTCACAATTCCTAGTGGTGCAACAATTAATAACCAAGGTACAGCAGTAAACTTTGGTGCAACAGGTTCGGCGTCTTGGGTAACAACAGTTAAGACATCAACTTTCACAGCAGTTGCTGGTGAAGGTTATTTTGTAAATACAACAGGTGGAGTAGTATCAGTTAATTTACCAGCAGGAACAGCAGGAGCTGTTGTTGCAATAAAAGATTACGCAGGAACTTTTGATACAAACAATTGTACATTAGTTCAAAATGGTTCAGATAAAATTGGTGGTTCAGCTGTTAATGCAACTTTATCTACAGAAGGTATTGCAGTCACATTAGTTTTTATAGATTCAACACAAGGTTGGTTAGTAACAGATTCAGGTTTACAAAATGAGGCACCAACAGAACTATATGTTACAGCAACAGGTGGAACAATTACTTGTTCTGGTGATTATAGAATACATACATTTACAGGACCAGGAGCATTTTGTGTATCTTGTGTTGGTAATGCAGCAGGTTCAACTGCAGTAGATTATATGGTAATAGCTGGCGGTGGAGCTTCTTGGCAAACTAGTTCTGCATCTCATAATCCAGGTGGAGGTGGAGCAGGGGGTTTTAGAGAAACTCCAGGAACAGTTTCAGGAAGTTATACAGTTTCTCCTCTAGCGGGAGGTTCAGCATTTTCAGTTTCAGCAACATCATATCCAATTACAGTAGGAGCTGGTGGAGCAACTGCTTCAGGGCCTTCTCCTGGAGGTTCAGGATCTCCAAGTATAGCGTTATCATTAACATCAACAGGTGGAGGTGGATCTGGTTATACAACAGGTCTGAATGGTGGTTCAGGTGGTGGTTCAGGATATTCAGGTCCAGGTCAACCTACAGGTGGAGCAGGTAATACACCTCCTGTAAGTCCTTCACAAGGATTTCCAGGCGGTGGTGCATCAGGACCTCCAGCTAATTCAGGTGGTGGTGGTGGAGCTACAGCTGCGGGTGCAAATCATACTCCTTCTGGTGGTGGAGCAGGTGGAGCAGGAGCAACAAGTTCAATTAATGGAACACCAACTGCAAGAGCTGGTGGTGGTGGTGGTGGTGGTCAAAGTGTATTTGGTCCTCCAGGACCAGGTGGTGGTGGAACTGGTGGGTCACCTAGTGTAACACAAACAAATGGAACAGCTAATACTGGTGGTGGGGCTGGTGGATCTGGACCATCGAATCCACGTTCTAGCGGTCAAAACGGTGGTTCAGGAATCGTTATAATAAGATACAAATTCCAAAATTAATATGGATTTACAAACAACAACAAATAAGATATAAGGAGAAATATTATGGCACATTTTGCAAAACTAGGATCTAACGGAAAAGTCATTCAAGTACTTACTTTGAATAATGGCGATATGCTGAACGCTGACGGCGTTGAAGATGAATCTGTAGGTCAACAATATTTAGAAACTCACAACAACTGGCCAGCACAGATGTGGATTCAAACATCTTACAATACTTCTGGCGGAACTCACAAAGATGGTGGAACAGCATTAAGAGGAAACTACGCAGGTATAGGTTATACTTGGGATGAAGATGATCAAATCTTTTGGCCTAAAAAACCTTACGCTTCTTGGGTAAAACATAATGCGTCAGCTTCTTGGAAATCACCAATCGGTGATGCTCCAGCATTAACAGCTGAACAGACTTCACAAAACGAAGCAGATACTCACAGATGGAGTTATGGTTGGAATGAAGCTAATACAACTTGGGACTTGACAGACAGTAAAGCATAAATTAAAAATGGTGGTGGTATGCAGAGACAAGTATTAACAGAACAAGCTCTATATTATGGTGATGTCGATATGCCCAAAGATTGGGATATTGACCGAGATAAGTTATCAGGTGACATTTTACAATCAGTAATTCAAAACAAAGATTTTCCGTTCTCACGAACTTGGGATATGTTAAATACATATATGCGAGATCACGTTGGTCTTGAGTATGGTGTAAATTTAGTTAACAAAGAAACGTGGGGAAATATTTATAAACCTGCGGAAACAACTATTCCTTTATTAAATATAGATCCGGTGGATCTACGTAACTCTCCAGACTTTACATTATTATATGGTGTAAAGGTTAAAGATTGTATGGTCAGAATACACTTTGAAGATAACAGACGTAAAGGAAGAAGTTGGGATATAGAACTTAAAAATAATATGTTTATTATGTTTCCCTCAACGAATATGTATTACCTAACCAACAATCAAAAAGATTCATTAAACTTTGTCCAAACAATAACTTATGAATATATCTAATTACTATTGGCATTTTCCTGCAGCACTCACACCTAAATTTTGTGATGATGTAATAGCTTATGCAAATTCACAAGAAGAAGTAATGGCTAGAACAGGTGGTTATGGTGATAGAAAATTAAAAAAAGAAGAAATAAAAGATTTAAAAAGAAAAAGAAACTCTGATCTAGTTTGGTTAAATGATACTTGGATCTATAAAGAATTACATCCATATGTTCATATGGCTAATAAAAATGCTGGTTGGAATTTTGATTGGGAAAGATCTGAATCGTGTCAGTTTACAAAATATAAACACAATCAATATTATGATTGGCACTGTGATAGTTGGGATAAAGTTTATGACAGAAAAGATCCTAATCATCCAGAGCACGGCAGAATTCGAAAACTATCTATGACTTGTCAATTAACAGATGGTTCCGAATACACAGGTGGTGAGTTAGAATTTGATTTTAGAAACTACGATCCACATATGAGAGATGAAAGTCAACACTTAAGAAGAGCAAAAGAGATTTTACCTAAAGGATCTATTATTGTGTTTCCTTCTTTTGTATGGCATAGAGTTAAACCCGTAACCGCTGGCACAAGATACAGTCTTGTTGT